CTATTATCCGACAAGGATTGCTGTGAATTCTGGCTTCCAGACTTTGTAACCCCACAACGCTGAAACTTCAAACATTGCTTTTTTGTAACCCTTATAGGCACTGATCTGGTAAACAAGGCCACTGAATGGATCTTGTACTGTCATCATGTCTACGGCTGCATCGCCACCGAACGGAGTTGCGATAGGTCTGATACCAAGCTCAATCGCAGATTTGTGGAAACCAAGGTTTGCAGTGTAATCCAGCGTTGTGCCGTCTTTAACTACCGTGATTGCAGTTGCAGAAGCAGGGATAGCTACACGAAGCCCAGGAGCAGCGATTGTAATCGTTCCACCGTTGGAAACGTCTGCATCTCCGCTTGTTACAAGATACTTGTTGGTATCGCCTGCAAAAGTGATTAGGTCACCAGCTACGATTGTACCCGTACCAGCGGAAGCCAGTGTGATAGTAGTAGAACCTACAGCGTATCCCGTTGCATCGGTTGTTGCGGATGCGGCAGTTCCGGCGGTGTGTGTCTTGATCTGCGCGGATTCTTTGAACATCATGCCCTGAAGGTCAAGGAGTGTACCCTGTCTGAGCAGTTGGTCGTTACCTGCTGTGTTTACGCTTTGTAGGTTTGCAAGGTTTCGCAGATTAACGCCAGCAGTGGAGTTGATAACCATTGATGCCATACCGTCATCCGTTGGCATACCGTTATCAACAAGGATTTTACGGATTTGCGCTACTTCATTGAAGTTTGAACCGAATGGAGTATCTCCGGCAGTACCGTAACCTCTTGATGCGTTTTGGTAAATGTTTGTAGCAAGGTCGCTCTCGATTTGGTTAGTGATAGCTCTCATTGCCTGTCTGATTTGGTCACCGTAAACAGTTTCAAATCCAGCACCGTTGTTGACGTGCTTCATATCTTCGCCAGTCCAAGGAATTTGGACACCTTTTGCTGTGCTAAGCGTCATTGTCTTGTTGTCTACTGTCTGGTCGGTACCTTCCGGAATAGTCATAGACGGAGTGATTGTTGATAGCGTTGCCTCTCTTGTGAAAGACGCACGAATCGTATCGCCCTGTGCCGCTGCTTCTGAGCCTGCGTTGATTGTGATGGATGGGATAATACCAACCAGCTCACGTCCAACGATGTCGGCCGCTTTATAAATGTCTGCGGCTAGGTCTGTAAGTACGTTTGCCATTTGTTACCTTTTATTCGATTACTTTTCCACCCTCTTTGATGAATGAATGGCGTTGCGCCTGTGACATTTCTTCAAAGCTGGTTCTATTAACAACCGCACGTTGCGGCTGACCTCCTGCGCTATCTGCATTACCACGCCCTGCCCCCTGTGGGTTGGCCGTAGTATTGACGAACATATCCCATGCTCCGCTTTTAATCCTGTTTTCCGCCATTTCCGCCAATGTGTACGGCTTCGATGTGTTTGGATTGATAGCATTTACACCTTCACGTTTGAATACAAAGCTATTCGATTCCGCATCGAAGTCTAAGCCTTGCCGTGATAGGTCGTACTGCATAAATTCTACTGCGCTCTGCACTGCATCTTCGCTCATGCCTTTTGGCAGTTTTGCCGCCAGATTGAGCTTAGCGAACTCCGCTTGTCTTGCAGTTTCAACAAGTTTGCTTTTGGTGCTTCCAAGCTCCATCTGCAACGCTTGCAATTTGTTTTCGTAATCGCTTTTAAGCTGTCCAAACTGTTTCTCGAACTCCGAATTATCCTTCGGCATGGTCGTAAGTTTTTCTTCCAGCTCTTGTGCTTTGGTTTTGAACTCGTCACGTTTGGCAAATGCGTTCTTTGCCTCACGTTCCCAATGTTCCTGACCTTCTGCCAGCTTCCTGTTTGAGTTTTCCAACTCTGTCCATTTAGCCTGTGCTTCCTGAAGGGCTTTTAAACCCGCCTCGTTATCCCCGATGTATTCTTTTAGTTGGTCTAGCATCCGCTTTCCCTTGTTTCTTTGATTTGTCATCCGACATTCGCATATATTATAACACATAGTAAACATGGCTATGATATAATGAAACTGTCTTTTATCGGGGCGGAAGTCATGAGCCGCCCTTAACGATTCTGGACAATAGATAAAAGGACTTACAATGAACAACTACAAAGATTCAGCAGCGCACGTTTATGTGCTTGGACTCACTTACGGAACAAAAAAGGTTTTGAAGATCGGATTTTCCAGGAATGTTTTTAGGAGAATCAGGGTTTTTAAGAATCTTGGCATCAAAACAAAAATACTTCATATATCAATTGCAAATTCAAGCAACTCTATAAATCAGCTAGAAAGACTATTGCTAAAAGAGACTGTTGTGCATAAAACATCATTCCCGATAAAGTTTTCAGGCGATACAGAGATAAGAAGCGTAAAGGCAATCCAGAAAATAAAAGAAATTATTGATGGCTACAACGAAGAAACACTTATAAGCATTCTATGAGGCTATCTTCTATTAATAACCTCATCTAAATTAGACTTCACGATAAACTTGCCGTCTTTGTAGATAACGTCAATCTTCGGGTTATACCCATGTGCTTTTAGTAGTGTGTTGAATTGATCTGTGAAGTGATTAAGACCGTCTTGGTATTTGTCTAGGTTTGTTTTGAGAGTTTTTAGCGGTGATTGATATTTCATAAGTAGATTGTAGCAAAATGGTGCAGCAGTGTTTTCGGCCACTTACTGCTTGCCTAACCAATTATTCATTGGCAGGTCTTGGTACATTCATCCAATTAATTGAAAAAGTCACACCTCCGTGTTGTTTTATTTCATGTAGGCATTATAGTGTGTTTATAATGCCTTTGTGTTTATTGTTTAGATTATATATCTGATTAGCTCTCCAACTATTTCTTTATTTTTTTTGGAAAACATTGGAACCCTACTGCCTTAGCATTGTCTAGCATTAGCATAACGCAAGTATATTCATCATTTGATGCAGGGGTAAATTCATAAACCTCTGAATTAGCGCCCCATGTATCAATTTCATATGCAAATGCAGGGTCTACAAGTCCATTGGTCGTTGGGGCAGTAAGAATTCCATTTGCCTGTTTGCCATTGTATTCGCATCCAGAAAATACAAAAATCGCAATAATAGCGATTACTAGTTTTGTTTTCATGTTCTTCTCCTATGATTTAAGATAACTAATTATATCTATTTAACATTAAACTATTCTTAACCAATATACATTTCTTTGATTTCTTTGATCGTGTAAAACTTGTTCTTTTTAACGTCCATAAGCTGTTCCACGCTTAGGTTGCCTTGCTTGTATAGCTCATAGCGTGTATTCCCTAGATACTGCCGTTGGTATTTGGCATCCTGACGGTTAAACCATTGGTTAAACGTGACTTTGGTCGGCACTTGCTCGACTTTCTGAATCTTGAATTTTGTTGATGTTGTTCCGTCTCGGTGATTGACTGTTCTTGAATCAGTAAGCACTCCAGGGCGTTCGCCTTTCTTGTACTCGTCTAAAAACTCCCGTGTTGACCATATCAGCTTTGAACGGCAGTTAAAGTGAAGCGGTGGGTTAGGCGATCTTCCGTAAGACTTGGACGATGGTGCAAGTACACGGCTTTTGAACTCTGCGAATGATTCGTCTTTCTTGCGTATCCATGTAGTGCCGTCAAGCTGTGAGCAGATAGGCGTGGTGCGTAGGTCTAGTGTGGCCTGATATATCGCAACATTAACTATGCTTGTTTGCTTTTCTATCTGCGTTATGGCCTCTTCGCTTGACCGCTGCATAGCATCCGTGATTACGGTACGGGCTAGTGCATCGACCTTATGCCGTTGGATACCGCCGTAAATCTCCGTAATGTCTTTTACGATGGCATCTGTTGACCTTCCCGTTGTAACGCCTTCTGATATGATCGGGATAATCTTTTCATTACGCACTTTCAGTTCACCTATCAGTTCTGTATACGTTTGACCTAGTACGAGATTGTTCTGGTCTAGTATGCGCTTAACGGCCGCTTCCGGTATCTTGGTAAACGATAACGCCACCGCACCTTCTACGCCTGCTGAAAATGCGCTACATTGCGTATCGAAAGCCAGTTGCGCCCATTCATACTTATCTTCGGCTATCAATTTGGCCAATGTCTGATAATCGGCATTGATTAGGTCGATGATATTGGCTTTGAGAGCGTTTAGCCGTGATCGTGTGTATTCAGTACCGCTTCCACTTGTAAGCATGGCGTTAATCTTGTCCAGTGTTTTGGCAAGGACTTTCTCGAACTCTGTTACGCTTGTTAAGTTGGTTCTCTCAAACAGAGAGTCGAGCTTTATTGTTTCGTCTATGTTATTGGCCATCGTTCACCTGTTTTCTAAAGGCATTATAAAAACACTACAATGCCATTGTCTTATTTGTTTTTAACTTTATTCTTTATTTTGTAATCTTAGTGTATATTCGCAACCATCTTTGAAGCCATCAATATATGTCTTAGGCGCAGACATTTCAATGCCATCGTCTGTTCTTGAGATTGATGCTTTATCGTTCATAAGTTGGGTTATTTTTCTTACAAACTCGTTTGATTCTTCAATGTTATTGAACTCAAAATTATCACCATAGCCTCCATTCATGCTGATAATTACCTCGTATTGGTCATCGGAATATGGTCTTTTTCTACTTCTAATATATGAAATTTTGTCAACATCAATAGCAACAATTCCATCTTTTGTGTCAATATGAACTTTCATAGCAATCTCCTACGTTTTTATTTATTGTACAAACATTAATATTAAACTATTCTTAACTTCCACTTTCTCTTGCTCCTACAACTTTAGTCCTGACGTGCTTATGAAGTCGTTTTATAAACCCGTCCAATGCGTCCTTCCCGGTAAAGTCAATCACTAGCGTTTTGTTATCCTCGATTCTCATACTTGAAATGCTTAGCTGCACGATTGGCTTTTGCCCTCTTGCCGGCATATCTGACTTGTATTCGATAAGACTATCAAGTGTAATATGATATTGGTCGTAATTCTTGATACGGCCTTCTCTTATTAGCTTGGATAGAGTTCTTTCTCCTATGCCAAGATATTCGCATACTCTGTTTTTTGGAAGTTTCATGATGGCGGTTGCGAACTAAGTTCATCTATTATTTCTTGAATATCCCATTCGTCTGGGATAACCTCTCCACGCTTAAGCAACATTAGCATTCTTTTTAATGGGAATTGGCCTCTAAGCTCCATCTGGCTTAAGAATTCTTTATTCTCTTTTGACAACTCGTACTCGTCGAAGTCTTTGTTGCACTCAACTTTGCCGTCATATTCAACGCCCATGTAAGCACCGACGATTTTAAGGATGCCGTTGATGTAGTCTTCGATATTCCAAGCCCAATTGGTAAGTTTTGATACCTTGTCGCTGTTTTCGATGCTGGTCTGTTTAGTTGATACGCTGGCATCTTTTGCCTGAATTGATGTCTTATAGCTTTCAAGTTCAACTTCCAGGCGTTCCAGCTTCGTTATGAATGACGGAAGGGATTGGCCTGTCAGTTCTAGCCATTCGGCACTTCCGCCTTCCGGAACATCGATAACGGTGCGTGTTCCGGTAATTAGTGGAGGATACTTTCCATTCTCTTCCGGCTGTCTGCCCACTGCAAGAAGGGTAGGGTCTGCAGTGTCCTGGAGCGCACGTTGATATTGTGAGTTAGTGTTGATCCATGAAAATAGCGTGTATGCTTGATTCAACAATGGCGGCTTTGCGTTATGTGCTGTGATCTTGCCAGTGTATAATGGGACAAGCGGTATTTCAATCAGCTTCGTACCTGTTCCGCTTGATGGAGTGATGCGTTGCATCTTGATTTCGTTTCCGTTTCCGTCTAGTGCAGGTTTTACTAACTTCTCGCCAATTTCGCTGTCGTACTCTTCCCATACGTCTTGATAGACTTCACCGCCTTCGATATAAAGTACACGGTATTGCTTAACCGTCTCCTGCTCAAACTCTGCACCGCTTTTTATTCGTGTGACACTTTCTACAATCGTGCATTTAGTCAACTTGCCGTTTGCATCAACATAGCGGTTGATAACGTCAACAAATCGAACAGGCGAGACTCTAGGCGTTAGATTAATGCCAAGGGCTTGCTTCTGTGCGTTGGTCATTGTTTCTATTCCGTCAACATAAGGCACATCGATAAATGCGTAAGTAAGTCCGTCACGGATTGCGTGTTTCATTTCCTGCTTTGCGTACTCGTTTAACGTGGTTCCGCTGCCGTCAACGTCATTCGCCCAGTCGATTAGCTCCTGCGGTGTATTCTCGTCAAACTTGATTGACTTTCGGAATAACTT